ATCCGTCATCATCGCCCCGCTCTGCCGTTTGGATTGCCAAGGCAGAAGTCTCCTTAGAGGGCATGGCCGTGTCAATCCACCATCGCCCAGGAGAGATCGGCGCGGCTGCGGGGCTCCTGCTGGTCGCCGTCACTAGGCACGCTGTCCTGGTCGGCTCCGAAACCGGCGTTGCCGCCGTGCGCGCCGCCCGACTGGCTCACCTTTCGCGGGTCGGTGTCAAAGACGAGGCCCTGCTCGTCCGCACGCTCGTTCTCGGCAGCGATTTCGCGCTCGACATCCAGCGGATCGCCGCCCTGCTCGATCACCACCTGCGAGCGCGACTTGTAGCCGCTGCGCACGCGCGCGCGGTCGGCTTGCACATCCTGGACTGGATGGATGTACCGGAAGCCGGGCGCCACCCATTCAACGCGATCCGCTTCATCGCGACCGACATCGCGCGGGACCGACAAGGCGCCGCTGGTCCGCGCGACCTCGAAGAACCATCGCCAGACCGGCCGGCAGAGCTGCGGCACGAGGATCGTGTTCTGCAACGTCTCGATCTGCCTGCGCAGATCGTTGTGCGACGCCCGGTAGGTCCGGTCGTTGATCTGGCTGTAATCGCCCGTCAGCTGCTCGTAGAGCACGGCGGCGGACTGCGCGACGGCGCGGAGCCGATGGCGCACGAACGCCTCGAAGGTGTCACCGACTTCCGGCGGCTTTGACCACTCGACGGATTCGCCTTCGGCCAAATAGGCGATTGAGCCGGGTTGCGCGGTCTGGATCTCGTCCGCGCCGCTGTCGTTGTTGTTCAGCGCTTCGGCGGCCTCGGCGTCGGGATCCTGATCGCCGAGCGACGGGCCTTCCTGATCCAGCGACGGCTGTGTGACGAAGCCGAGGAACATTGCGCCCATCTTCTGGCGCAGCAATTCCGCGTCCAGGAACTGATCCAGATCCCGTAGCGTGATCAACGCCTGCGTCAGCGCCGGCTCACCGCGCTTCTGGCCGGGACGGCGCGGCAGGTAGATGTGCAAAACTTCGCCCGCCGGAACACGCGTCGTAAGACCGACATCCGGGTTACCTTGCTTAAGGAACTCGAAACCGCGTCGGTCGCCTGGATGCGTCCGGTAGAAGTGGTACGCGACGCGCCGACCGATGGCGTCGAACTCGATGCCGTGACGAATCAGGTTACCGCTGTCGGCAATCTGGTTCATCTCGATCGGCAGGTGTTCCGCCTCCAGCACCTGGAGCTGCAGCGGGATTGTCAGGCCGTCTTCCGTTCGGCGCGCCCGGCGGCGGACGAAGCATTCACCGCCCTCGAACCAGCTGCGCGCGATTTGCGCCTCAAGGCCGTAGAAGTCGAGTTCGCCGCCGGCGTCCGCTTCCACGGCGAACGCATTCCACAACGCCTGCAGACGCTGGCGATAGGCGTTGTTCTCGGCTTTCGGTAGCGGCTTGATGCCCGTACCGACGAGATTGCTGACCCACGCATCCGACGCCCGCGACGCGAACGCGTTTTGCCGAACCTGATCACGGCTGCGGTTACGCAGCTCCGTCAGATTGAACTCAAGCGCCGCGTTCGGGCCGATCTCCGGCGGGCGCCAGTGGTGCGTCCGGCGGCCGTGGCTGGCGGCCTCGTACGTCGGGTGCGCGCTTCGGCCAGCGGGCACCTCGCCAAACGCGCCGGCTGCCTGCAGCTGGTCGACGTACACGCCGGTGCCCTTGATCCGGGCCCGGGTCCGCGCGGCACTCGCCAACTTACAGCCCCTTCGTCGCGTTCAGCCGGGTCACGCCGCGACGCTTTCTCTTGCCCTGCGCGGCGGCGACTCGGCGCTCCAAGTCGTCGCGAATCTTGTACATCTCGTCGAGATCGCGGTAAGTCTGCCGACCCTCCTGATACGCGACTGTGCGAATGCCAGCGTCGATTGCTTTCTGCAAGCGATCACGCCGATCTTGTAGCGATGCAAGCGTGCTCATCGGGCGCTCCTTAGAATGACATCTGCATCACACGGCCACGCCGAGCGCCGCGCCGGCGCTTCTTGGGTCGCGGCGCGGGCGGCGTCGACACGCCAGGCTTCGATTCTGGCCCCAGCGTCGGTGAAGGAGGCGTCGCCGGCGCCGCGGGTGCGCCAACCTGATCCGCTTGATGCATGGGGCCTCGCTCATGCGGTCGCGTAGCCCCTCGAACGCTGGCGATATGGTTGAGCTTCCAGCCAGCGTTCAGCAACGCGCAGAGCGCGGCGTAAGCGTAGACTCGGCAGTCGAGCGTCTCGTTGGCCCGGCCAGGCTTCTTGTCCCAGCGCCAAACCTTACGGCCACCCACCCACTCGGCGACCGGCCTCTCGGCCGTCAACTGATCAAAGTATGTTCGCTCATAATGTGCGGGAAAATGGCATGTGACCGGCCCAGGCGGCTCCTTCGCCAAGCGCGGCACCACCGTATCCTTCGCCGTGTCAACGTCGACTAGGAACGGGCTTTGCTGCGCCTTGTGCGCCTTGCGCTTTGGTCGCCCCTGGAAGACGAGTTGGCGGTTCGCCGCGTTGGCGCCTTGCCGGCGCCCACGGCCCTTGATCGGCCAGACGTTCTTGCCCACGCGTGGCATTGCGTAGCGATACGCCGCCTGCGTGCGGTGCCCCCCGGTGTCCACGCACATCGCCTCGATGGCCATCTCGCGGCCGTCGGCGCGCGTGAACCGCCGGAGCCGGATCTGCTCAAGCTGATCCCAAACCTCCGCCTCATCCGGGTCGCCCAACAGCACCTGGCTATCGATCGACCAGCTTTCCTCGTCCCAGCCCCAGCCAACGATCTCGATTTCAAGCCGATCATCCTGGGTGTCGACGCCAGCCGTGATCAGCGCGACGCCATCGGGCACCTCGGCCGGATAGACCTCGCGCCGGGCCATCAGTGCATGCTCGTCAATCTCTTGCTCGGCCGGCGGCTCCCAGGTTTCACCTAGCGTGGTGTTCACGAACGTTTGCAGGCGCGCCGGGTCATCTTTCCGCTCCAAGAACTCGCGCGCGATCACGCCCCAGCGCGCATTCGGCTGCAGCGAATACAGCGCCGAGATGTGGAAGCCGGCGTGCCCCGCATTCTCGGGTTTTTGCGCGACCCAACGCCCGTTCTCAATCATCCAAGGCTTGTCGTGCTCGTTGATAACGCAGCCGTTATGAGCGCAGACGTAATACGCATCGTGCGGGCGCGACACACCGTCGGCATCCTTTGGCCAGCGCAAGCCATACGGCTTGTTCGATCCGAACTCCAAGACTTGCTCTTCGCGGCAATGTGGGCACGGTACATAGTACCGGCGCTGATCGCTCTCGAGCCACGCTTTCTCAATCCGGCTCTCACCCTTCACCGTCGGCGTACCGCCCTGGATGATCCGCCTGTTCCAAAAACTCTTCGTGCGCTCTTCGCCCAAGTCAATCGGATCGCCTTCTTCGGCGGACGTCGGGTAGGCGTCGACCTCGTCGAAGGCGATAACGCGCGCCGTCTCCGCACGCAGCTCTGCTGGCGAGTTCGCCCCCAGCAGCGTCACCGACGCGCCGTTTCGGAACAGCTTCGCCCGAACGGTGAAGCTTGGGTTCTTCCCCTTACGCGCACCGATCAGCTCCGCCAGCACCGGGCTGTCGCGAAGCATCGGCTCGAGCTCTTTGTTGTTGTAGCGCTGCACATCGTCGCGCGAGCGCGGGTTCACCACCAGGATCGGGCTGGGATCCTGGTGGATGAAATAGCCGACGGCCGCGTTCAGGAGCTTGGTATACCCGAGCCTCGTGCTCTTCATCACCGAAATCCGCTCGTTACGCGGATCGGTAACAGCATCAAGCATCCCGCGTTGAAAGCCCCAAGGACGGAACCGGCCGGTTTGGGCGCTGCTCTCGCGCGACAAACGGAAGTGCCGTTCGGCCCACTCCGACAGCGTCAGCTGTGGCGGCGGCTGAAGCCCCTCACGCTCAACACGGTCAAGTCTTTGACGCAAGGTTGCCAAAGCGGCGCCGCTATCAATTGCCGCCTCCTTGGCCATGCGCCAATTCTTCCAAGACGTCGTTCACATTCTCTTGGACGATGGACCGCACTTCGCCAGCATTCCCGCCAACACGTTGAGCGATCGCGCCGGCCACCTCGTTAGGTAGCGCGAGAAGGCGGCTGCGGATCCGCTGGCACCGGTCAGCGTACTCACGTTCGACCTGGTCAATCGGCACCAGCTCGCCGGATTGGCGCTCGTATTCAAGCCGGCGCTGCAGGGCGAGGTAGTTCTCCTTGACCCGCTTCGCTTCGGCCTCGGTCAGCAAATCCGCGCCGTCAATCAACGTGCGCAAGAT